CGCAAGGGATTCAAAACCATGTTTGGCAAACGGGTGCCCAACTGGGTCAAACGTGAAGACAGATATCTTGTGGTGGACAAGTTCAATGAGCCTGTAAAATTATTTGACAACGAACAACATGCAGTTGCTTACTTCAAAGAAAATTATCATTTGCTAGACTCAGAGGAGTCACCACAAAGTATTTTAGCAAAATATCCTGAAGAGCACAGATTACTAAAACAAGGTGCTGACATCATGGATTTTGAAAAATTATACAGTGAACTGTTTAATTATTTTAGTGCCACGGGTGAAATGCCATATGGCACACAAAAAGCCAGAGACGGTGATCCTTATGTATGGATAGCAGATGAATTAGATAATTTAGGTTTGCTTGATGAATCAAGCCACGCGGGACTTAGAGCATGGTTTGGCAAAGGCAAAAAGGGTGGAGCAGGTGGTGGCGGATGGGATCGTTACAACACTAAAGGTGAACGCATTGGCAAATGCGGTGACAAAAAACCCGGAGAAGGCAAACCCAAGTGCCTATCAAAAGCCAGAGCGGCAAGTCTAAGAGCTAAAGGCGGTAAAAAAGCAATAGCTCAAGCAGTCAATAGAAAACGTAGAAAAGACAAAAACCCAGATAGAAAAGGCAAAGCTAAAAACGTAAGCAATAAGTATAAAAAATGAGTGAAGTAGTGTATCAAATCATCAAAGAAATATTAACAGATGATGAATCCAAATTAGTGCCGACAGCAAAATTAATTGATGACCTAGGAGCAGACAGCCTCACAGCAGTAGAAATTGTAATGGAATTGGAAAAGAAACTTGACATCACAATTGATGACAGTGAAGTCGATAACATAGTCACAATCCAAGATATAATAAATATAGTTGAGGCCAAACAATGAACTTTGAAGAACTAAAACACCACATTCAAAATCCACAAGCAGGCGATGTGTTGACATTTGAATTTGATGAAACATTGGCCATTGATGCACCCATCATCGAAGTGCATGAAGATAACATACTTGTGTACACAGACGAAATAGGTGGCAAATTGATCAATGCACTCGAAGCTGAGTACAGAGGCAGAAAAGTAAAACTCAACAAACCCACACGTGGTGATGTCAAAAAATTTAAAGTTTATGTCAAAGATCCCAAAACAGGCAACATCAAAAAAGTAAACTTTGGACATGGTGGCACATCTGCCAAAAGACCAACCATGAGAATAAGAAAATCAAATCCTGCCAGACGTAAATCATTCAGAGCAAGACACAACTGTGACAACCCAGGCCCAAAGACCAAAGCAAGATATTGGTCGTGCAGGAACTGGTAGATGGCATATCTCAATCATAACATTCCGCCATTCAGTGCTTACATAAGAAATGAATATCTTTTCAACCACACCAAAGGACATGGCGATTTCACATTTTGCGATATTCACACCACAAACTGCATGGAGCGTAGAGCAATACTGTTTGAATGTCTACTGCCAAATGGAGTAAACTGGACCAGACGTCCTATCAATGCATTTGTTTGGAAAAAGGATGCGCCAAAACATCCATTGAATATTCACATGTATTGGGACTGCTTCAGTTCATACATCAGTGTGCAGAGAAGAAACAGACTGGCAAACTGTCGTGCAGAACTCATTGATTGGCATGGTACCAAAAGAAAAGGAACATACATGTTCACAATTGATTTTGGTTGGGAAGACAAAGCAGGCATGCTGGACACAAACTTCTCAGAAGATCCAGAACACAAGTGTGCTCACATGTTTAGAATGGATGAAGGTACATTTTTTGCATATCCAAACAACAGAACAATTTGGTATGATGATGCTTTCATGGAAGAGCGATTAACCAAAAATCCAGGATATCTCATTGATCAAAATTTTTACACAGTTGAAAACACAAGAGAAGACACCATCACAGATGATTCATATTTTACACAGTGGGAACAAGACAAACCAGAACAGTTCAATGTAGACGACGATGACAGCCATGACATTGGCCCTGTGCATGTCAAAAGTCCATCTGATGTCAGTGAGGCAACAGATGAAACTGATTGAACTTGGTATAGATCTCAACAGACAAATTAAAGATCCAACTTCTCCTGGATCCAGAGGCATAGCACTCAACAAAACCAATCCAGCCAAAAGATATTTCGACATCATCGCAAAATTACCCAAACAAAACAATAGACAAAAGTAATATTTTGTTTTATAATAAGTTCAAGGAGTATTCTTATGAAAACATTGAACACAGAAGAACAAGCAAAAATAAAACACGTCATTGAGAGTGGCATCAAAGTCAAGCAAGAAGTAAAAGATTTATCAGAAGGTTTGAGAGACACAGTCAAAGCAGTGGCAGAAGAATTAGACATCAAACCAGCACTGTTGTCAAAAGCAATTGCAGTGGCATTCAAGGAATCATTGGCTGCCGAAAAACATGACATTGAGGAACTAGAAGAACTTCTAGCTGTTGCAAAAAAGGCTTAATGAGTTACGTAGACGCACTGTTTGATCGCGACGCAGACAAGATATCTGTGGTTGAACGCATCAAAGGCGAGAGAAGATATGTTGAATATCCTGCTCGCTATGTGGCGTACTATGATGACCCCAAAGGCAAATTCAAATCAGTGTATGGCACTCCTGTGTCACGCATAGCAACCAAATCAGGCAAAGAGTTCAAACGTGAAGTACACATGCAGTCAGGCAAACGCATGTATGAGTCAGACATCAATCCAATATTCCGTTGTTTGGAAGAAAACTACCTCAACAAGGACGCTCCAGAACTACAAGTTGCATTCTTCGACATTGAAGTAGACTTTGATCCCAACAAAGGTTATGCCAAGCCAGCAGATGCATGGGCACCAATCATATCCATCACTGTGTATCTACAATGGTTAGACCAATTGATATCACTGGCCATACCACCCAAGGACTTTCCGAATCCTGAGATCATTGAACAAGAATTTGAAAACACCATGCTGTGTGAATCTGAAGCAGACATGTTGGACAAATTTATCACGCTGATTGAAGATGCTGATGTGCTGAGTGGCTGGAACTCTGAAGGTTTTGATATTCCATACACAGTAAACAGGATACAAAAAGTCATGTCCAAAGATGACACCAGACGCTTGTGCCTGTGGAACACATATCCACGCAAGAGATTGTTTGAAAGATTTGGCAATGAAGAAGTCACATATGACATCATTGGTAGAGTGCATTTGGACTACATGCAACTGTACAGAAAATACACATATGAAGAAAGACATTCATATGCATTGGACTTTATTTCCAAGATGGAACTTGGCGAACAAAAAACTCCATATGAAGGCACACTGGATACATTGTACAACAAAGACTTTGTAAAGTTCATTGAGTACAACAGGCAAGACGTGGCACTGTTGGGCAGACTGGATGACAAACTAAAATTTATTGCACTGTCCAATGAACTTGCACATCAAAACACTGTGCTGATACAGACCACCATGGGTGCTGTGGCAGTGACAGAACAAGGCATCATCAACGAAGCACACAGGCGTGGCATGGTTGTGCCTGATAGAATAAGACGCGAACCAGGATCAGATCCTGCGGCAGGTGCCTATGTGGCATATCCTAAGAAAGGACTGCATGATTGGATTGGGTCCATTGACATCAATTCGCTGTATCCTTCTGTGATTAGAGCACTCAACATGGCTCCGGAAACCATTGTTGGACAACTGCGTCAGACACTCACAGAAGAAGAAATTGAACGCAGAATGACCATGGAGAAGAAATCGTTTGCAGGTGCATGGGAAGGTGAGTTTGGATCATTTGAATATCAAGCAGTGATGCGAAAAGACAGAGCACAGAGTATAACCATTGATTGGGAAAATGGCGAGTCCAACATACTGAGTGCGGCAGAAGTTTATGAACTGATATTCAATTCAGATCAACCATGGTTCCTGAGTGCTAATGGCACAATATTCACACATGAATTTGCAGGCGTGATTCCAGGCCTGTTGGAACGTTGGTATGCAGAACGTAAAGAACTACAGGCCAAAAAGAAAAAGGCAATGGATGCCGGCAATGCCACAGAAACTGCATTTTGGGACAAGCGACAGTTGGTGAAGAAAATTAATTTGAATTCACTATATGGTGCTATCCTCAATCCAGGTTGTAGATTTTTTGATACTCGTATTGGGCAAAGCACAACACTCACAGGTAGGTGCATCACAAAACACATGGCTGCCAGAACAAATGAAATAATCTGTGGTGAATATGATTACAGAGGCAAGGCAGTAATTTATGGTGACACAGATTCTGTGTATTTCTCAGCATATCAACCACTCAAGACAGAAATTGATGCTGGCAACATTCCGTGGAGCAAAGACAATGTCACTGAGTTGTATGATTCAGTAGCAGAAGAAGTCAACAAATCATTCCCCAAATACATGTTGGATGGATTCAATTGTCCATCAACATATGGCAAACTGATTGCGGCAGGCAGGGAAGCAGTTGGTTCCAAAGGTCTGTTTATCACAAAGAAAAGATATGCAATGAAAATTTATGATCTTGAAGGAGAAGCAGTAGACAAAATAAAAGCCATGGGGTTAGATTTGAAACGTTCTGACACGCCAGCATACATCCAGGACTTTTTGTCAGATGTTTTGGACAAAGTGCTGATAGGTGCTGAGGAAGAAGAGGTAATGGAATTCATCGCTGCCTTCCGTTTGGAGTTTAAGAAAATGCCAGGTTGGGAAAAAGGCTCTCCGCGTCGTGTGAACAAACTCACAGAATATCATTCACGTGAAAAGAGAAAAGGCAAAATCAACATGCCAGGACATGTCAGAGCTGCCATCAATTGGAACACTCTCAAGAAGGTTTATAATGACAGATATTCAATGGACATCATTGATGGACAAAAATGTATTGTGTGCAAACTCAAAGACAATCCAATGGGTTATACATCCATTGCATATCCAACAGATGAACTGAGAATACCGGATTGGTTCAAAGAAATGCCGTTTGCCGACAATGAAATGGAGGCCACACTGATCAATAAGAAACTAGACAATCTCATTGGTGTGTTGGACTGGGACTTTGGAGCGTCAGAAGCAGACAACACTTTTGATAAATTATTTGGGTAATGGTATCACGCAAACAAATAAAACACGCCATTGAAGTTTTACAACAGGCCACTGACGAAGAATTTGCAGGAGTTAAAAAAGAACTTGCATCTTCTTTGAAAATAACCAAATCTGTTATTGAAGAAAGTGACAAAAAAATACAAGCACTCACACAAGATCAAGGCAAATCTGTGTACTTGTTTGGATTCACTGAAAAATATGTTGCTCAGGTGGATGTGAAACATTCACAAGCAGTGTCACAGTTTGTTACAAATTGGTGCCAGCGTCAGAGTGATTGGCGATATCCTTGGTGTTGGTTGATTGCAAATCAATATGATTATGTGCATCTATCAGTGAAGTCGCATTTGGTTTATGTTTGTTGCAATCATGTTGATCACGAAACACTTAACAGCTATACCAAAACAAAAATTGGCAAAACAGACCGTGCTAATCCCCAAATGTTCAGAGTAAAACCTTTGGAACTCACAGGACACATCAGCAACTTTGATGTGCCACATGAGCAGATAGGCACTTTGATTTGCATGGACTTGATTCCATATCTAAGCATAGAGCAAATAGAAAACTTGATTGACAGCTGTTCACAAGTGTTGAGACCAGGAGGCCAAGCACTGCTACACTTCAGTGACACTGATGGAGAACAAGAGTGGAAAAAATTTATTGCACACAAAATTACCTATTGTTCCGAACAGTTGATCAAAGACTTGGCCATCAAACGTGATTTGATGTGTGATTTCTATCACATAGATGACATGTATTCATTTGCAGTGCTTACAAAAGCTGGCGAAAAAACAAGCATGAAAGCACACTTGACAGAAATCAAACCCACAGTCAAACGCAAAAACCTT